GGTATATCTTGTACTGGTGATATAGCAACTTTTCCAAACCGTTGATTTTGTCTAGACATAAGCTGTCTTCTAACTCCTTCGTTAGATTCAGTGTATCTATATTGTGTTTGTGTTAAGGCTCTAGCTCTAGCTGCATTTGCTAAACCCATTCTTCCTAGGTTGCCACTGATTTCTCTTCGGACACTAGCTCCTCTTACACCACGTTCAGCAGCTCGTGCTTCTATCATACCTTCAGCTTTAAGCATTTCCTTAAAGTCTTCAGAATGGTCAAGCATAGCTCTCTGACGTATATTATTTAAGTTAGTTTGGGCTTGCGAGTAAGCTCGTTGAGCTGCCATATTAGCTTCACTAAGGTTTCGTTTGTACTGAACCTTTTTTGTTGCATAATCTGTTCTCTCTCGCATCCATCTATTTTCACGGACTTTGAGTTTATACTCGTAGTCTCTTCTTGCTGCTTTGTTCGCTTGACTGGCTTGCATTGCACCACCAATGGCACTTATTGCACCGGAACCAAAACTAGCTGCTGTTGGATCGCACACGGCAAAATTCTATAAAGGATAAATTGTTTGGTCCGTAGGGAAATCTCCTAAGAAATTTAAAACCTAAAAACCTAAGTAACTTAATATGGACTTTGTTTCTTTCGTCAACAAAATTCCACAGTAACTTGTCTTGTCTTGAGTTCACATACCGTTTTGCTTCACGAGCAAAGGTATGAGGAAACGTCAAAATAGCTGGGGTACATAGCATCCAGATCTGTCCACCATTGTGAACTCCTGCAATGCCACATATCTCATTATCTGGGTTAGTAAAATAAACTGACTCAGAGTTATGTACTCCGACAACCAGAGCATTTAAAGGGTCATGTCCATGACCTTCTGCAACTTCCCGATAATCGTCGGGTAACAAATTAGAAGCTACACGAAGTGCAGCCTCTGTTGTTGCTGGATGGATATATTTACTCATTTAATGTGTGTTGTAATTTATCTATGGTATCTTGCATCCAAGATTCCCAAGGATTACCTAGGGGTAGTTTCATACCTTTATACATGCGGTTCTTTTTTAACCATTGCATGTATAGACGTACTTCTTTTTCGGTAAGGGTGAGGTTAAACACTTTGATAAAATTTAGTATTGTAAGCTCCTTCCCATGTCAGGTTGTGAATGGTAGCTGGAGCTGGGTGAGTTGATTTAATTGTTAATAATACGTTTGTATTTGCATCATAAATAGGTACTTCTCTTAATATATTATCATCTACTGTTGATGAAGCATTAGCTGCATACTGGTCAGCACCTGTTAATTCAAATAATTCTGTATATGCAATTCTACCTGTTCTGTTTAATGTTGTTTCATATAAACCTACTGGACCAAATCCTAACTTAGCTCTATGTAAGACAAGACTAGATCTAGTATCAGCTCTGAAGTTTTCACCTACTCTAGTTACATAGTAAATAGTAGGCAAGTCAACTTGCATAGTAAACTGATGACCAATCAAAAATGTTTGACTAGACCAGTTACCATCTATTTCTAGGTTACTACCATTGATAGTTATTAATCCATATCTACCTAATTCAGTACCAGAGTCAACATCATAAGCTGCTAATTGACTTGTACTTTCTATACCAGTTGGTTTAGGAAATGTTGTCTTCTTAGTTGTAGCATTGTAAGTATTGGATGCTGTTGTTACTGACATCAAGTGATCTAAATGTACTCTATTTTCTGCAATAGCAAAAGTATTAGCGTCCATCTTAACACTATATTTAAGTAACTGATCTTTATTATTATTACGAACAACTACAAATAAATTATCATCTTGCATACAGTGGTATTGAATTGTTCCAGTCAATGTCCATCTAAACCAAGCTGCTAATTTTCTTTCTCTAATATTATCAAAGTATCTATAACCATACAGAGTTGATGTGCCTTCTTCACTGAAAAAGACTACAGAGTTTTCTCTAGAGTTAGATATAAGTTTTAAATCTTTTTCAAATAATCTAGCAACTACTGCACTCTGTTCAATTACTTCTGGTTCACCTTCTCTTTGTACTTGTGCCATCTCAAAAAACCTTGAGAACTTACCAGCATTATCTAAGAAGCCGATTGTAGTACCAAGAGAGATAGGGTTAGTTGCAAAGTTAAAGTTGTAAGTAGAAAGAGCATTGATTTTAGCTGTAGTGGAACTGAATACATCACTGTCTGTAGTCAGCATGAATTGTTGGTTTTTACTAAATAGTACTAAACCTGTGTTTACTTGAATACCATCAAAAAGAATTGCTGGATATTCTGAACTAGCTGCTATGTCTATAGGATCACTAGCTACAAGTTGTATAGCTGACTTAGCAAAGAAATTTGTAAAGTCTCCGGGACGTGACATAACAATATTTTCATCAGCAAGTATTGAAAATCTGTTTCTAAAAAACAACATCTTACTAATAGCTTTACCTATAAAACTAGGTTCAGGGTTAGTTACATCATCACCTACCAAGGCATCATCCCATTGAGGTACTGCTGGTTGTGTAACTCCACCAATACTATATGTAGATCCATCTAATTCAGTTAATCTAAAATTACTGTCAGCAGTTCTTATAAGAAGCACTGGCATTTTAGATCTTTTTAGTCTTATTAATCTTCCCGGTTTAGCACACTCTTCCCATGTACCCTCACCATCTCTACCATTATTACCAAAGAATTTAACAAAATGATTGTCTTCATCGGCAACACTATTAACTACCTCTACAACCATCCCATCTTTACACTGAGAGGGCAAATCACCTACATCGTTAACTTTGCTAGTAACGACGTTTAACAGCTCTCCTACGGGCGTAGAGGCGTTAAAGGTGCTACTTCTCCTTATATGTAGTCCTGTACCAATCGTCGATATATCACTGTCAGATATATTACCCTCTGCAACTATAGCTGTTCTAATATCACCAAGGATACTTTCAGCAGTAATAGTTGTTTCTGTATCAAACGGTGTAGGTTGTGGTCTAACTAATGCAAGGTTTGCTTGAGCCTTAGATGTGCTGACAGTTTCTATGGTTACTTTATAATAAGCATCCATCATAAATACATAAAAGTAATCACCAGCTAACCAACCTTCTCCACCATGCAGTAGATCGTGTGTGGTTGTATATCTAGCTTGATATGTAACGTTAGATCCAGAACCAAAAGGAACTGATTGTCCTGTTGTAGCTATACGAAAGTATAAATTATTTCTACCGGTCTGACTACCTTGGTTAGAAGAGTTAAATATATTAACTGTGTAACTATAATTAACATCAGTTCTTGGGTTTCCACTCGTTGATTGGAGACCACCTTGAGCTCCTTCATCAACAAGAGCTGTACCAGTACTTATACTAAATATTCTAGTACCAACGTTAGGCGCAAAAGAATCTCTACCGTCTCCAGCATCCTCACCGCACCTTCCACTAGGACTATTACCTCTAGCTGCATGAGTTCTCATATAACCATTGGTATCACAGTAGTTGTTACTTGAGTTTACAAGAGTTACTTTTATACGTGTAGCTGTAGTAACTGTTTGTGTGGCTGTAGTGTCAAATAAATTTAACGCATACTGTTTTGCATAAGAGATTTTCTTTAACTCAACAAAAATTTCTTTGGTAAAATTCGTGTCAGGTTCTGTAGTAGTATCCATTTCAGTAGTAATGGATCTGTTGTTAAGATAAGTAAAGTCATTAAGAGTTAGTGTTTGTATATCTTCATCACCTGTGTGGGTTAGATATGTGTTATTTCCTATTGCATTGACTACAGTCTTCTCAGCTCCAGTTAAACAGTCCCACATTCTAACAACACCATCACGTGCTATTTGTCCTATGTACTGTTCATTCTCATCACGATAGTAGTGAAACCATCTACCGTTACTTGTAGAATTATTTGAACCATCAGATAAAGATGCCACAAACTTTCCAGCCGGTCTTTTTGTTAGTCCTTGTGTAACGTCAGGTAAGGCGTTCACCATGTCTTTTACCTGACCGGGAATCTTTTGCTCGTCAGGTTGTTGTGAAATGCCAGCCGTTAACGCTGGAATAGTTTGTGTAATGTTTGCCATTATCTAATAAGTGCTTTGTAAGGTTGATAAGATCTGTAATTACTTTCATGTGGAAAGCCAAAGAAAGAATGGTCTCCCTGTTCACAATCGTATTCTAATGCAGTTGCTTTAGTATTATCTTCTTGTAATTTTAAAAGTTTAACTAAATCTGTATTAGAAACTAATTGAGTTGCAGCTCTTACGGATGCTCTAGCAATTATATATCTCTGTATAGCTGGAGGTACATCATTGAAAGCTAGTAAGTATGTGATATCAAAATAGTGATCTCCAGTAAATACAAATGTATGGTGAGCGTTATCATATAACTTTCCATCCTTCCTAACTACATCTAAGTTTCTGTCAGATAAACCTTCGTACACATCGTACCTAAGATAGTTAGTAGGAATTAAATAGTTACCATTAGTATCAGGAGATACTTTTACATGATCTTCTTTGTTAAAATGCCAGCCTTCGTTTCGCACATCTTTAGTTGCTTCCATTAGAAGTCCATGTATTAATGCAATTTGTGGATTAGCAAAAGTGTTTACTATTTCTTGCCCTGTGTTAGTGGCATCTGTTGTTACCGTTCCTAATGTAGTAACAGGTGATTGACCAATGCTACCCAAGATAGAATTAACTGCGGATAGTTCGGTATCGGTTGCTATTTGAGTAGTCATAAAAAAAAGGGGAGCCGAAGCTCCCGTATAAAGAATAAAAATTAAGCGTTAGCTGGGTATGTTGTACCGAATGCAGCATTACCTGTAGATCCAGTAGCAGCACCAGCGATAAGCTCAACGCAAGCAGCAGGATTTAAGAAATCTGCTCCCATTGCGAG